CTGTGTGCGCGCGTTTGCACTCTCTGACGAAGATGCACGGTATTAACATATCGCCGACGTTATGTTATGCTCAGGACATTAGAACCAAGGTTTGACGTAGCCTATTCGCCGAATCCGGCTGTCACTGTCTCCCCTCAGGAAGACGTGACTCCCGCTAAGCGGCATGGCTTTATCGGTCTTACCTATCCCCTCGGAAGTAACTTGATAATCAAGTCTTTCGAACGGCTTAGGTCCGATAACGATAAGTCTAGAGATTGGAAGGATTGTGATCACTATAAACGTGACTGCGATCCTTTTGGCTCTAGGCCTCCCGTCTTCTCGTGGACTACCCGTACTACCGATGACATAGGTCATTGGACGGGACCAGCTACCACGGGATGGATACCTTGGACTCTACCTGGCTTCACGGATTCGGATTTAGGTCCGAACCCTCTGATTGAGACACGTGAGGATGGGAGTTTTGCTCCTTATCCTCTCGCACTTGATGATTTGTGCAGTGAAGCGATTTCTCGCATGCTGCCTCACATCAAAAGCGAATTGTCGTCCGTAAACTCGATTATCGAGCTCAAGGACTTCGCATCGCTGCCTCACACCCTTGGTAATATCGGACAACTGGCTTTAAGGTCCGTTCGTAGTTTAAAACCTACGAACTTACCTAGCTGGATGTCTTCTATTCGGGCGCGTTTTCGTAACGCACCCACCCTAAGGGAGCTGCTCAGAGGTGGTGCGGATGGTTATCTGCAAACGCAGTTTAATATCCTTCCACTTCTGTCTGACATTGCTGGCATTCGCAAAGCAATGGAGCGAAACTTCAGGGTTATGAATAACCTTGTGTCTCGCTCGGGGAAAAGACGTATTTCACATTTCGTGAAAGACGTAGACCCCGGACCTCTAAAAGGTTTCGCTGAATCGACTGAACTGGGTGCTTGGGTAGATAGTAATACCTATCCTGGCGAACCCGGTACGGCTGTATACGGCGGACATGTACTTGGCTTTAAAACCTTGTACACTTACCTTTCTCGAGGTACGTTCCATGCTCAAATGGAGTATAACTACCATTTTGACGCTTACCAGCGTCATCATGCGCAGTTTCTCACATTCATGGATTCGATTGGCTGGAATTATAATCCGGCCATCATCTGGAATGCGATCCCATGGAGTTTTGTTGTCGACTGGGTCTTCGGCGTTAGCCGTTGGCTTGATCAACATAAAAGACTCAACATGGAACCTCAGATTAACATAACGAGGTTCCTTTGGTCGTATAAGGTCACTAGAACTCAGACTGCAACTCTTATGAGTTATCAGTCTGAAGGTTTATTTTGTCCTCCTATACTGCCAATTCACCTGCCCGATGTTAGCGAGTCTGCCTATTGCAGACGAGTTAGCTTGGTGCCAGTCAAATCACACCCGTTAGTAACGAGTGGGCTTTCTCTTCGTGAGATTAGCTTAGGCTTATCACTCCTCTTGTCGAGGGGTGAAGGCCGAAAACGTCTCTAACTAAGACAAAGAAAGGATAGTATATGGGCTACCCAGTCCCAGCACTAACTACAAATGAGGTTCGAAACGCTGCAGGTACGGAAGTCGAGTTCCAAAAGATCTCGTCCAACCTGCGGTCTGTCGAATGGGCTCAAATCGCCGAAACTCCTAATCTGCCTCACCGCCTTAAGATCTCTCATGAAGAGATCGGCAGCGGTTTGAACAGACGAAGACGATCGGTGACCCGAATTGACAAAACTGTTGCCGGCGCTGTCGCTGGTACGTACGTCACGGTTACCTGCTACGAAGTTATCGATATTCCTATCGGTAATTTATCTTCGTTGTCGGAACCGGCGAACGTCCATGCGGAGCTCGGCAGTTTCTGTCATACAGATGGTACAGCCAGCGTATTTATATACGGTGGTACAGCAACTGGCGCTTTAGCCATGCTGAATGGTGCCATCGCCTAATCGACGCGAACCCCAACCTCGTTGGTTCTGGTGCGGTGGCCTCTTGGATGATTACGCATATGCGCATCAATAAGAGCCATGATCTTCCTTTACGGTTGATCGCCGCACTTCTCCAACATGCTCATCAAGCATTCGGGGATGTGTTCGTACACAATGCTCTTCGAAATACTATGCAAATAGTACGAAGGAGAGTACGTTCAGAGGGTTTGGGTTTTCTTACGAAGACCCTTCCTCGTCTTGGTAAGAGCCTTGATAAAGCTCTTGCCGGACAGTGTTCATTCGACTGCACTGCGTATAGGTTTGCACTTATACGCGGTACTAAGCTGCCGAGATTTCTCGGTGAGCTATTCAAATGCGTCCTGTCGTCAGACGGGTTTCCTCTAGACAACCCCAATATTGAGGTTGTCAGGTTCGTAAGGCAGTTGTGTTACTTGTTTTACAAGTACAAAATGCCCTACAATGAGTCCCAAGAACAAGAAGTCATTCAGTCGTTTAAAACGACCGAAGAAGACCTCCTTACTCTTGGCCCTGTTCTCGCTTCTTGGCGCGAGCGGAGCCATGTATATTGCAAAAACCATAGGCGTATCACTCCCACCGGATCTGTTTCTTCAGTTACTGAAGAAGCTAATCTCAGTGATGAGCGACAACCTGTGATGGATGTAATACGCGAAGCTCGCATCCTGCTAAGCAGGCTGTTTGCGAACTTTGATGTGCAGAACATAAAACCTAGACACGGACCCGGTATTGTTTCTACTAAGGAACAGTACGAGGATAAGTTTCTTTGGTCGAATGTTTCGCCACGTATCACTGCCGTTTTCCCTTTCGACGCATATTTTACTGCGTCGTTGGGGCACGTATGTGATGAGTATCACGGCTTTCAAGCTGTGACAATGTTGGATCATTCGGCTCAGGTTATCCTGGTGCCGAAGGATTCTCGCGGACCGCGCTTGATATCTTGCGAACCCGTTGATTTCCAATGGATTCAGCAAGGCCTCTCGCGCGCCTTGGTCGATTTGATCGAACACCACCCGCTTACGCGGGATAATGTCCGTTTCACCGACCAGTCAGTTAACCGCAGATTCGCTCGTCGTGGATCCGTCTACGGCGAGTACGCGACTCTAGACCTCAAAGAGGCTAGTGATCGTGTTCATTGCGAGTTAGTTCGCTTGTTGTTCCCTGAGCACATATTCTGTGCTCTTATGGCTGCAAGAAGCAACTCAACAACGCTTCCGTCGGGAGAGTGTTTAAACCTAAATAAATACGCCCCAATGGGATCAGCTTTATGCTTTCCCGTTATGGCGTTAACTATTTGGTCACTACTCGCGGCGTATGCGCCTGACAACGATGTTCGTAAGAACATACATGTGTATGGCGATGATGTCATCGTCCCGACAGGTTATGCCGGGCAGGCGATGAACGTGCTCGAATGTTTCGGTTTAAAGATAAACCGAGACAAGAGCTGCTTCCAAGGATTCTTTAGAGAATCCTGTGGCCTCGAAGCCTATAAGGGCGTCGAGGTTACCCCGGTACGAATTCGTACTGTGTGGACTTCTCGTCAAAGCCCCAGCGCCTACGCCTCCTGGATTAGTTATTATAACCAATTCCTGGAGCGTAGTATGCCTCTTGTCGCGGGCGTAATAAAAGACGCCCTCGAGGAACTTTATGGTTCCATTCCTGGTCCGGAGTTGCAAGATTCCGCACCGTGTTTCCACGATAGGACTCATGTCTTTCGTGGCAAGAAGCGGTGGAATTGTCACCTTCAAAAGTGGCAATACCACGTCCTCACCATAACTTCGGTTATACACAGGGATGAAAAGGAGGGTTGGCATCGGCTACTTCGCTATTTTAGCGAATCCGATATCTCACCTCCCGATCCTCTCAAGGACTCATCCTGGATCTCTTTAAGATCCAAGATGGACACTGGACAGTACACGAAGCGTCGGACTATTAAGTTAGTTCGTCGCTGGCGATAGAGGATACGCCTTTTGGGCGTATGTTGCTTTATCAGCAACGGTTGAAC